GACCGATTGATTACGATAAATTCCAGTACTTCCAAAAAGAACACTTGACAAACAATAGTGGTTCATGGTATTATAGAGATCGTAAGTTGAATGTTTTTGCAGCAGTTGACTTTGCGTACAGTTTAAGACGGAAGGCTGACTATACTGCGATTGTTGTCATTGGCGTAGATTACGAAAACAATGTTTATGTTCTTGACATTGACAGATTTAGAACGGACAAGATTTCTGAATACTTCAGACACATTCTTGAGCTACTTAATAAATGGGATTTTAAGAAGCTTAGGGCTGAAGTAACCGCTGCACAGGCAGCAATTGTTCAGGAGTTGAAAGACAGTTACATAAAGCCTCACGGGCTTATGCTTAAGATTGAAGAGCATAGACCGACAAGGCACTCTGGCAGTAAGGAAGAAAGAATGTCTGCAATCCTTGAGCCAAGGTATGATAACCTGTCTATCTACCACTATAAGGGTGGACACTGCCAGTTACTTGAGGAGGAGCTTATTAGTAATAATCCCCCTCATGACGATATTAAGGATGCCCTTGCCTCGGCTATTGAAATTGCTGTTAAGCCAGCGAGTAATATGATGAATAGAAGATTTAATAATCAGAATGTAGTTTATTCGCAACGATTCGGTGGAGTGGCACACTAATGGCTGGTAATACAATCGACATGAAGCTGATTATCAGCCCCGATAATATTGCTACAGAGATTGCTGATAGATGGCGTCTCTGGAACCAGCAGCGCGTTGGAAAGCTTGAAGAGTGGAAGGAGCTTCGCAATTATCTTTTTGCTACTGATACCAGACGGACAAGCAATAATACACTCCCTTGGAAGAATAGTACGACAGTTCCTAAGCTTACACAGATTAGAGACAATCTTCATGCTAATTATATGGCTGCACTTTTTCCACAGAATAAGTGGATGAAGTGGTATGCTGACGATAAGGATAGTAATAATAAGGTAAAGCGTGAAACTATCCAATCGTACATGGAGAATAAGGTTAGACTCTCTGACTTTGAAGTTACAATGTCTAAGCTTGTCCTTGACTTCATTGACTACGGTAACTGTTTTGCTACAGTAGACTATGAGACAAATTACACTGAGCTTGAGGGTAAGGAGTTTATCCCCGGATACATTGGTCCGAAGGTAGTTAGGATCTCTCCCTACGATATTGTTTTTAACCCAGTAGCTACAGATTTCAAGAAGACTCCGAAGATCATTCGTTCACTCCTGACATTTGGTGAAGTGAAGAAGATGATCGAAGAGAATCCTGAGAAGGAATATATGTCTCAGGTTTTTGATCGTATGATTGGTACAAGAAATGCTATTCAGGGTTATTCTGACTCGGATCTTCATAAGAATGACGGCTTTGTTGTCGATGGCTTCGGGTCTATCCGTCAGTATTATGAATCAGACTACGTTGAGATCCTGACATTCTACGGGGATATGTACGATAAGGCTACAAATACCCTGATGAAGAATAGAATCATTAAGGTTGTAGACAGATCCTACGTTCTTCACGATATTCCCAACCCCTCTTGGCTTGGTACTTCCCCAATTTACCATGTCGGTTGGAGAGAAAGACCCGATAACTTGTACGCTATGGGTCCGCTGGACAATCTCGTTGGTATGCAGTACCGCATTGACCACCTTGAGAACCTCCGCGCTGACGTATTCGATCAGGTAGCCTTCCCGGTTATTAAGATTAAGGGTGATGTTGAAGACTTTGACTTCCAGCCGGGGTCTAGAATTTACTGCGGTGATGAAGGTGATGTCTCCTACCTCCAGTCTGATGCCGCTGGTACGGCTCTTACGGCTGATAACCAGATTAACATTCTTGAGAATAGAATGGAACAGCTTGCTGGTGCGCCGAGAGAGGCTATGGGTATCAGAACCCCCGGTGAAAAGACAGCCTTCGAGATCAACAGCCTCCAAAATGCAGCCAGTAGGATCTTCCAGAACAAGACCCAGCACTTCGAGCGCATCTTCGTAGAGCCTATCCTGAATGCTATGCTTGAGGCTGCTAGACGCAATATGGATGCCTCTGATGTTATCCGTGTCTTCGATGAAGCTATCGGGACTACGATCTTTCAGACGATTACGAAGGAAGATATTACTGCAAAGGGTAAGATTGTTCCAATGGGTGCAAGACACTTTGCTGAGAGAGCGCAGAGATTGCAGAACCTCCAGCAGCTTTGGCAGATTAAATCGGCTGATCCCTCCGTTGCTGCTCATATGAGTGGTAAGGAGTTTGCCAGAATCCTTGCCGAAGAACTCGGTGAGAAGAACCTGTTTAGCGAGAACATCTCTGTTTATGAAAACTATGAAACTCAGAAGACAGCGCAGGAAGTTCAGTTGATCGCTAACGAAGAAAATATGATTGCAGCAGAACAAGGAATTTAAGAACGGAGTTCTGAGTTAATGAAAACAATTTGGTTTATGGATCTTCCGAAAGACCAGCAGGAAGATTTCAAGAAACAAGTAAGTTCTTCTAAAGATGTTCTAGAAAAGCTGGAGAGCATCCTTAAAACAAAGATTAAAGAAATAACACTATCGGAAGATTATGACAACCCAAGTTGGGCTTATAAGCAAGCTGATAGAAATGGTTATAATCGGGCTTTGACAGAAGTCCTTAACATTCTCAAATTCTAACCTAGACCAAGAGGTATTATAAATGACTGACGTTTTTTCTTCCGCGACAACGGAAACTGTAACAACTGAGATTACTAATAATCAGACAAACGATTCTTATGTAACACAGTTGGTTGGAGAAGGCAAGAAGTTCAAGGATGTCGAATCGCTTGCTAAGGGTAAACTCGAAGCTGATAGGCATATCGGTGAGATTACAAAGACCCTTGATGAGCTTCGGGCAGAACTTGCTAAGCAAGATTATGCTAAGTCCCTCCTTGAGCAGATGAACAAGGCTTCTGAGACTACGGCAGAACAGCCTTCTTCCAGTACACCTAGTCCCTCTAATACTGAGAATACCACTCAGAGAGCGAGTGATGATATTGAAGCCCTTGTAGAAAAAGTTATTACTGAGAAGGAAAGAAGCAGGACTGTTACTCAGAATCTCTCTGTTGTAAACGAAGAGATGGAGAAGCAGTACGGTGATAAGGCCGGTCAGATCCTTAAGGCGAAGAGTGCAGAACTTAATATGTCGCTCGAAAGACTTAAGGAAATTGCAGCGGAGTCTCCGACAGCTTTCTTCCAGTTGGTTGGGTTTAATAACAATAATAAGAAGGTAACTTCTATGACAACTCAATCTTCAGTTCGAAGTGAAAACTTTAACTCCAATTCTCAGGAAAGAGATTTTGAGTATTATCAGAAGCTCCGTAAGGAGAATAGGAGTCTCTATTATTCCCCGAAGATCCAGAACATGATGCTTCAGGATCGTACTAGACTTGGGGATAAGTTCTACAAATCTTAATCTTAACAATGAAGGAGATCAGATATGTCGGGTATGACAACTGGTAATACTACCCTCCTTACTCGCTCGGAAGTGTGGTCGAGAGAGCTTAAGGAAATTCTGCGTGATGAGCTTATGGCTCAGAAGTACGTTCGCTGGCTTCAGGAGTTCCCTGATGGCGATACGTTCAAGATCCCGTCCATCGGTCAGGCGTATGTTGATGACTACGCGGAAGACGAGTCGGTGAAGTATCGTCCTCTGGACACTGGTCAGTTCACCTTCCAGATCACTGAGTACCTCTCTTCGGGTACTTATGTGACGAAGAAGGCTGAGCAGGATATGTTCTACATGAATGAGCTTGTTTCTCGCTTCGTTCCGGAGCAGGAGAGAGCCATTATGGAGCATGTCGAGGAAGCAGTCCTTGGTCTTCAGTCTCAGCAGACGGCTGCTAACACGAACGCTATTAACGGTGGTAAGCATCGTTATGTTGCTACGGGTTCCTCGAATGTTATCAACGTGGCTGACTTTGCCCGTGCCAACCTCTCGCTGAACCTTGCTAACGTGTCGGCTAATAACCGTGTCGCTATCGTGGACCCGTCTGTGGCCTACACGATTGAGACGGCGACTCAGCTTGTTGGCATCAACAACAACCCGATGTTCGAAGGTATCGTGTCTTCGGGTATTGCAACGGGTATGCGCTTCGTCCGTAACGTCTACGGCTTTGATGTGTACACTTCGCAGCGTCTGTCTACGATCTCTTCGGAAACGCTTGAGACTGTGAACTGCGCTGGGTTTAAGGCGAACCTGTTCTTCTCTGCTGATGCTTCGGTTGTTCCGTTCATCGGCGCTTGGAGACAGATGCCGGAAGTCGATACTGAGTACAATAAGGACTTCCAGCGTACAGAGTTTGTTACAACCGCCCGCTATGGCGTGAAGCTGTACCGTCCTGAGAACCTTGTTGTCGTTCTGTCGAACGCTGCTGTGTAATAGGAGGATAAATTATGGCTGATTGGACAAACTCGGACGGTCTTGAAGTCCGTTTTACTAACCCGGACGCTGGTCAGACTGGTGCTGGTCTTGAGGCTTGTGGCCCCATTAAGAGCATCGCTGTTGACTTTAACTTTGCTACGGCTATCACTGCCGCTGCTGACGGTCATGAGGCGTATATTCCGGCTGGTTCGTACATCGTCGGTGCTTACCTTATTGTTACGACTGCTGCTACCTCTGCGGGTACAGCTACTCTAACAATCGGTCTGGCTCAGAAGGACGGTACTGTGATTGATGCTGATGGCATTGACGCTACTATCGCTCTTGCTGCGCTGGGTGCCACTAAGGTTGTGCGCTGCGATGGCGCTCTGTCTGCTGGTACGGCTTCGGTTGGTTCTGCCAACGCTTATGTCTATACCACTCCGACAACCTCTACCGATGCTTTTACAGCCGGTCGTGGTAAGCTGGTGATCCAGTACATCGAAGTGTAATACACTACGGGGAGGTTCTTCGGAGCC